CCGATGTCGATTTGGGTCTGAAAAGCCGCCATGCCGCGGACGATGCGGGGGCACCGTCAGACCAGCAACGCACTCCTAGCTCGGAATGCGGCACATCGTGGCATAAACGGCGGTAAAGGTCGCGATGACGAACTTGTATTGCCCGGGCGGAAGGTCGACCACAATGAACCCGGTCGTGGCGGCGAACGCAGTGTGGACGGCGATGAACGTCGCCCCATCTGGCAACTGCATCTGCAGCCCCATCGTGCCGGCGCCGGTGGCGGCAGCCTGGATCGCGTATTTGCCGCCACGCAGTTGGAAGGCCGCCGTGGTGGCTGCGATGTTGGAAAACTGGACGGCTTCGCTTGAGGTTGCCATGGCTACGGTTTCAACATTCCTGCGGCCTGCTGGATAGCGGCAAACACCGCCGATTTGAATAGCTGAAGCGACGTGATTGTGGCGCTGTCGAACGAGATCGTAAGGTCATTGGCTGCGGAAGCCCCACCTTTTTTTGTGTGATTGAACTCGGTCATATCGCTCTTCTTCGACGTGCTGGCATCAAGCGTGATGTTGATCCATCTGTCCTGCGCCATCAGAGCAAGACCTGAAATCCTGCCGCGTTGACTTGCTGCGAGTTCTGGAAGAAGCGCTCGAAGGACTCCAGAATGTTGAAGATGTCCTTTTTGGTCAGGTTGGTGCCGTCCTGCACACGCAGTTCGACCTGATTGGTGCCGGCGGTGCTTGCGGTTCCGGTGATGAAGTCGGAGTACTTGAACCCCTCGACCCCATCGTTCAGTGCTACGTAATGATCAGCCATCGTTTACCTCACGTTCAACATCTGCTGGAGTATGGCCCGGATTGCCTGGTTCTTCAGGTTGTCCGTGTTGATATTGGCGCGATCGTAGTCGACAACAAAATCCTTCGCCCATATCGCCTTGAGATTGGTGTAGGCGTTGTTTGCCGTCGTCACATGCGCCTGTGTCGGCGCCGCGCCATCCGCCACCAAGACCGCCAGCGCCGCCTCGAAAGGCGCCACCAGCTCCTGTTGTGCTGCGTATACGGCGACGTCTTGTCCCGCCGTCGCGTACAGTGTCAGGCGCGCCATCGCTTCCTCAGATCGTGTAGTTGCAGGTCAGTCCCATCTTGCCGGTTCCGGTGGTGATGGCGGCGGCGAGCGAGCCGACGATATCGAAGTAGCCACCTGGGTCGGCCGAGAGACCTGCGGCCTGCCAAAGCGGCTGATTGCGCTTGAGCGGGCTGAAGCTGCTGGAGATACCGATGACGTCAGTCTGTCCGGACGCGGATGTCAGTGCTGTCGCAGCAGAGAACAATGTTCGATTGATCGTGGCCGCCACCAGAAGCGCCGTCGGACGGTTGCCCTCGCCGTCGGTCGCATAGTACAGGCCGATATCCATGGTACCGGCAGCCTGCGCTTCCGAACTGAAAATCACCTGCTTGACCTTGCAGTTCGACGGCACGCGGACGAACTGGTAGGTCGCATCGATCGATGACGAGGCGACGCCGACGACATCGCCGGACGAAACCGACATCAGATAGCCGGGCCCGCCCTCGCCAGCCGTGCTGAAGGCGGGCGGCGAAGCATCCATGTTGGTGATGGGAGTGGATTTTACGTGATCGACAGCCATGTTGCGTGCTCCTTTACGGCGTTACGTCAGCGGCGGCCGAGGTATCGGCGCACAGGGATTCCAGCAGGCGGCCGGGCTCAAGCCGGGTCGCGCCGGACGACATCATGGTGTAAATCTGATACGGCAAGCCGCTCAGATCCTTGCGGCGGTCGACGTCGTTCTCGGTGTCCTTCCAGATGCCGAGATAGAGGCCTGATTTGACGAACGGGATGTTCGACCTCACGTTGGCGGTATTGACCGGGAGGCGCTCCGAATAGACGATATCGAAGCCGAGGAAGCGCGTGACCTTGCCCTCCTGCAGCACCGGCTTGTCGGAGAACTCGGTCGAAACCACCTGCACCTGATTGAGCAGATCGCTTTCGCCCTGCGAGTTCGTGACCCAGGTCAGGGTCTCTTCCTCGAGATCGACCTGCGCCTTGCGGAAGATGCGCTTGGCTTCGATCATCTTGGCGACGGTGAGGCCGGATGCCGCGGCCGAGCCGAAGGTCGAGGCGATCGACCACGACGAAGAAATCGAGGCCCACGTCTCTGTGGTGAAGGAAGCGCCGTCGGTGCCGAGCGAGGAAGTGCCGAATGCGGCGGCGATCAACCGGTCGTCCCATTCGCGGGCGACGGCAGCGGCGGCCACATCGGAATACTGCGAGGTCGGCTCGACTGCGGTCTTGAGCTTGTCGAAGGTATCAATGAGCTGGTTAGCGTCGCGGTCGACCGGGAAAACCCAGCGCCGGGTGAAGTCGACATCCTGGCGGCCGATCGCGGAGAAGCGCCCGGCGGGCGGCTTCATCTGGATGGCGCCGATGTACTGGATCGGCGAGGCCTGCTTGCCGACGTGGAAACCTTCCATGGTGCGGCCGCGCAGCTTGGAACGCTTCTGCTGCAGCTTGAGCGCAAGCACGGTGGAAAATTGCGTCGTGAATAGTTTGGGCAGATTTTCGGACATGGCTATCCCGCTTTTGAAAAGGATTCGGTGAACGTCAGCGGTCTTGCCCATGCGAAAGCGCGCGGGGACCATCAAACACTCGGCCTTATCCTCTGCAGGGAGCCGCAACTTTTAGTTCTGGAGCCGGACTTGTCCTTGCGGGGACCGGGATCTTGCAGGCTGGAACCTGCCCCGCCCGCGAACAGTTAACAACGCACTATCATTTCTTCCTGATGTGCTTTGCGAGCTTGCCGATCTTCCGGCCCTTGTCGGCGGCCTGATAATCCGAGGCGACCGAGACCGGAGCCGGTTTCTTGCCGTGCGCGCGCAGCTTGGCGCGGCCGGCCGCTGTTTTCGACATTGCCATGAAACCTGCTTGCGCTTGTGAGACGCTCGGCATGACTTCCTCCTATCGAAGCGTGAGATCGACCTATTGATCCTTCAACGCGGCCTTGGCGCGATTGAAGCGCTTCAGTGCCTCGTGATCGTTCATCTGTGCCGTCTGCAGGCCGCCCTTGAACGGATGCGCGCAATAGTTTACGCCAGAGATCACGCAGCCGTCTTTATTACAGGCGTTGCAGCATTCGCGCGGATTGAGGCCGGCGAACTCTGCCGGCACCCTCGGAGCGGGTGGGGTGGCATGTCGCTCCCTGGGAAATTTGCGCGCCTTGCGCTTCTTCTTGACGATCTTCTTCTTCGGCGCTTCGACCGGGGCCTCGTCCTGTGTCTCTATATTGGACATCATGCTTCTCCATCGATCATCACAATGAGGCGCTTCATTTCGCGGGCCTCGGTCTGTCCACCGGAAAGGTAACGATCACGCCATGCGGGATCGGCCTCCAGTTCGGCCTTGCGGGAGATCGCACCCTCTCGAGTGGTGACATCTCCTGCGGAACCGTCTGCGCCGCGCTCGACGAAGGTATCCTCGCGGGTATTGGCTCCGATCTTGCGCATCGTCTCCATCAGCGACGCATAGCCGATCTGGTTCTCCAGCGCCTTCACCGCATCCGGCGAGATGCCGAGTCGGCGCGCGCCTTCGATCGCATGCAGATGGTTGTAGTCCTTCTTGTCGCCCCAGTTCTTGGCCAGCGTCGCCTTTTCCTCGGCGAGCTTGGCGGAATTGACCGTGCTCTCAGTCGAGTCGGCCGATTCCAGATATTTCACCACGGAGGCGACGATGGTGGCGGCGCGGTCCTTCGGCACGAATGCTGCGGCCAGACCCTGCCGCATCGCATCGGCAAAGGCAGGCTCCAGATCGTTGCCGCCGAATTTGACAGACGAAAAATCGTAATCCTTCGGATCTGCTGGCGCGCCGAGGCGCTGATGGAAGGCGGCGATTTCTTCCGGCTTGGCGTCGGCCTTCGGCATTCGCACCACTTGATCCGGAGGCACGCCGATGAATTTCTCCGCGGCGCGGTATTGCTCGGTCAGCTTTTCCGCCAGCGCCTTCGGATTTGAGACGTCATAGCCCTTGTTCTGCCAGAAGCCGATGGTTTCCGGCGCGGTGCCGTCGTGCCATGCAGGCGCGGGCGGGGCCGGCGGTGGTGCAGGAGGAGGTGGTGCGGGCGGGGCTTCTTCGAAATGAAATCGCGGGCGGCCGGTGTGATAATTAAAAGAGTGAACGTGGTTCGTCATCGCCTTGTGCTCCTATAGCGGGCTTGGTGTAACGCTCGACCAATTCCTCTGCCGTGAGGTCGAGATGATCACGGATACGCAAAAAAACTTCTCTTCGGCCCTCCAGAACATATGTTCGGTCGCGGTCGCCCGGCACCACGCAACTTTCGCGCGCGCGGCAGAACGGATTGAGATCGAACAGCACCGCCTCGCCGGCCGGGGAATTGAACACGAGCTGATAGGCCCGCTTGCGGTCGGTCATGATTTGCAGAACGTCGGCTGGCGTCATTGCGGAACGCCCTGCAGCGCGCCGGCCTTCGCCGCGACCGCACGCGCCTTGATCATCGCGGCCTGGTTCGGCAGCGCATCGGTCGCCTGCTTCTGCGCGTTCGCCTTGGCGCGGGCCTGCGCCTTTGCCGCCATCGCCTGCGGATCGGACATCCACGCTTCCGGCGTGTTGTTGATCCGGGCGATTTCCGGAATCGCGGTCGGAAAGTCGAAGGGATCGAGCAGGCTCATGTCCTGGGTGACGTTGACGAGTTCGCGGACCTGCTCGACGGTGCGCAGGAAGCCAGCGGCCTTGCCGGCGGCGGCGGCGAGCGACAGCGGCGAGGTGTCGGTGATCTCGTAATGACCCATCGCCTCGCGTAGCCGCGGCGGCATCGGCTCCAGCATCCG